GTCCTTTGATACCGTGTACATTCAGACGATCTTGTTGTCCTTGAACATCATGTCCTGCAGCCATTGCAATGGTCAGTGCTAGTTCTTCAATCATGTCACCATAAAAGAACTTGAACAGTGCGTTAGACTCTAGTGGCTTACCCTCTGCAGGTGTGTTGACTTTGTACCATAACTTTCTCTTGCATGGCGTACCGATAGAAGACAGAGATAAATAACCTCGTGGCTCCTGTGGTTTGCTGAATCGTTTGTTAGCCATCATAGCGATGTTGTGGCCTAGAATAGAACCCTCTAAACCAGACCACCCACCGTTACCTTTGATAACCTCTTGCATATCAGCAATCAGAGTATCAATGGTTTTCATTAGAAGCCTACTGCCTCGTTCTCTTGGATGTACTCAACAAGCTCAAGAACCTTGACACCAACCAAGGATGTACGGCTGTACTGTTTACCGTCTGAGCCTGTGAAGGTAGTGACTAGGTTAGTACACTCAGCTACTGTACCGTTACCGATAACACCCATGTCTGCAGTCCAAGGGTTACCGTCCTTGTCTGTTACCTTCGGTGCTCCACCTGCTTGTGGAATCTCAGTACCGTCCTTCTTTGTAACCTTGTGTGGACGTACAAACTTTACTACAATCTCACCATCAATCATACGATTCTGGTTAGGTTGCTTCTGAGAACCTGCGTCCTTCAGTGCTTTCATACCGTCCTTGGTGAGTACCTGGTTGACAGTGTAAGCACCGTCCGACTTTTCATACGCACCACCATACCCTGTAAGGTCACGGTTTTCCTCAGTTAGGCGAGGCCATTCGATTGCACCAGTAGTTGTTACTTCTTTGTAGATTGTTTTAGGCATTGGTTTTCCTTTCATTTCGTAGGGCCATACTTATATGTTACTATATCTGGTATGTTGTGTCAAGGGGTCAATGTGTATCTTTCCACGATTTTCCTATCGAAGATTCACCCTCTAACGGACACATAATTCCGAGATGCAAACCTGCCCATTGGATCGCATCACATTGTATCTGAGCTAGTCTCTCTGCGTCTTGATAACTCCCTCTTACTTCTGTTTGCCATTCGTCATGTACCCATGTACATATCTTAAAGTCAAGACCTTCTTGCTTTGCTTGTTCACGCCACCGTCTTGTAGCGTACTTCATTACAAGTGTCTCGCCATTCTGTAGCATACCTGCTAGTGTCTTGTGTTCGTTAGGTACTACAACCTTGCGTCCATCGTACCCTCTGAAGTAACCACGAGATGCTATCTCAGGTATAACATTCTTCTTTAGTTTAGCTAGACCTTCGATACTGTTAGTAAAGTTAGACACTGCTTTGTTTGCCTGACCCATGCCTGTCTTCAGTATCTGTGCGATCTTTGCTGTACCTGCACCAAGTAGGAATGCATAGATGAATGTCTTAGCCATGTCTCTAGTGATATGATTCAGACCCAGAGCCTTACGATTAAGGTTGTGTATATCTGTGTCGTCTTCTTTCTTACCTTCGATAATAGCCTTAACATACTGCTTACTCTCCATGATGTCAGCAAGTATCCGAAGTTGGATTCCTGCAGCATCCGTGCCAACAAGATAGCAGCCATCAGGTGTTGTCCATAAGTCTCTAAACTGTCCATCGTAATCTGCCTTTACTTTATCTACAGCAGTCTTAGCATCACCATGATACACACTTGGTATGTTACCCATGTTAGGGTGACGGTGTGCCATGCGTCCTGTCCATGATCCTATGTGCATGAACTGACCGTGGATGCGTGTATCCCTGCTACTCTCCACTGCCTGTAGCCACTCTGTGAGTGTGCTTCTACGTCCCTCTAGGGTGAGCCACTCAGCCAGTGCCTTTGCCCCCTCTGGTGCGCCCTGAGGCAGCGTGTTGAGGTTCTCCTCTGATACTGTCCAACCGTACTTTTTATAGTACTCTAGTTTCTCTGTCTGTTCCTTACGGATAGCCTCACGGTGACCGACTGTTTTATCTACAGGATTCCAACCTGCATCCCACAATCTCTCGACTCGTTGCTTAGTAGAACCTGGGTTGAACTCTACGTAGTCGTAACACTCTAGCATATCGTCAACGATCTTTGTCTCAGGGTATGAGTTGAGTGCAGTCTCTACATTCTTGAATAGGTTACCGTCTTCCTTGACACGGTACTTGATAGTCTTGATTAGTTCAAGCTTGGGTGGGAATGCCTGATGAATACGTTCCTCTAGTTCTTGTAGTCGTTTAGTAATCTCTAGATGCAAACGATTCGCAGTTGCAATGTCGAACTCAAAACCACCCTCGTGCATCTCCTGACAGATGATTGCTACATCATGTTCGAGGCGCATAGACTGTGACCAATCCTTGTCCTTGATCTGCTTAGAGAAGTGATCGAATAGTTTCTCTGTTACCTCAACGTCACGGTGACAGTAGTTTAACATCTCTTGTGTTAGGCCACCCTCGAAGTCCTTGAAGTCATCCTTCGGGAAGCCTAGCTTCTCACCCCATGTAGATAGACTGTGTGATCCTATACCGAAGTCAACAAGCATAGACACAACCAAGGTATCTACAATCTTCTGCATGTCGATGACTTGTCCTACAATCCTGTTGATCACAGGAGCATCGAAGTTGATGAAGTTGTGACCAACCCAACGTGTGACACCCTTGGCGTACTGCTTGAACCGATCACGTTCTTCTTCGTTCTCATGTAGGTTGACGAACTGGTATGTCTTACCTGACTCTTTCTCTTTCACACAGATACACCATAACTTGTCAGGGGTCAGGCTCTCTGTCTCTATGTCTGCGAATACTATCATTCAATTCTCCTATCCAGTGCGTCACATCATCATATGGGTTAGCTCCATCGTCCTCTATCTTCTGAGAGTTTGAAGCTTGCCTCGTCGAATCTGAGCTTCCCTGCGAATCCTGTTTTACCTGCAGGTCTGTTCTTGACGAGGAGTAGTTTCGTTGTGTTCCTTTCATCACGATCCTCTGCCATCTTATCACGTTCTAGTTTCACTACAACAGATGCACGTTTCGCAATGGTTCTGCAATCTCGTACCTGTCCATCATCATTCTCATGGGCGATGGTTACGATACCCACGTTTAGTTCAGAGGCAATGCGAGATAACTGTACTGACAAAGCAGACAACCATTTCTCTACTGACTCCTCACCCTTACGAGAGTAGGCTAAGTCTTGTATCGGTTCGAAGAATACATAGTCTACTCCACATGCCTCACGGAAATACCTGATCTTTTCTAGTATGTCCATAGGGTCTTCGTCTACTGCGATCTGGAACTGGAACAGGCGTTCATCTTGTGATAGTTCGATGATAGCTTGCTTGACTTCCTCTTCCATATCGTGTTCTTCTATCAAGTCTTTGCGTGTCAGATTCATGTTCAAGTGATACGACACTAGACCTAACACACTTCGCTTCTCTGTTTCCTCTAAGTGACAGATAGCAATGCTTGTATCCTTGTGCTCAGTCAAGACGTGATACTCTAGGTAACGCATGAACTCTGTCTTGCCGATACCTTCGGGTGCTTGGAACACAGTGAAGTGTCCTTGCATCAGACCAAGTGCAACATCATCGAAGGATTCGATACCTGTCGATACATACACTGCATCGTCTTGCTTCTCGAACAACTCAAGGAACTGTTCAGGTGTGCTACGAATGTTGTCAGGTGTATACCGTTTAGCATTGTAGAATGCTGCAGCGTAGCTAGGTTTAGCACCTGCTTCTAGGAACTCGTTAGCATCCTTGAACTTATCGTGTATGATCTGGAATGTTTTCTTAGGGAACAGTGCGCCGATCTTGGTAGCCAATGCACGTCCTGCCTCGTCGTTATCTACTGACAACACAATCCTGTCGAAGCTATCTATCCACTCCTTTGCTTTACCCTGCCATAGTTTCTGATTAGGTGTGGCACTAGGCACGGACACACATGGGTACTTCTTATCTAGCATCTGGAATGCAGACATAGCATCTAGCTCACCCTCGCAGATCACAATAGACCTAGCTGACCCTGCGTTGAACTTATCCATACCGAATAGTTCATCAGTCTTGAATCCCTTGTCTGTCTTGAATCCTTTCTCCTTCGTGTTACGTACCTTACGGAATCCTGATGGGTACTTGTACACCTGATTGAATCCGAATGTCTGCACATCATAGAACTCCATGACATCCTTACGCACACCACGGTAAGCCTCGTAATCACCAAGCCCTTCGATCTCTGTGGTCTTGATTGTCTGTACTGATACTTGTTTTAGTTCTTGCAATGGATAAGTCTCCTTCGCCCAGGGTTTCAGGCTCATACCTTTACTTGGATAGCCACGGTCACAACTATGGCAGTACCCTGTCATCTTCTCTGTGTTGTACGCAAAGGCATCTGAACTATCACAGTCTGCATGTGGGCAGGGTTGATGTGTTACTTCTCTAGCACTATGCATCATTCATACTCCGTCAATTCCATCTTGCTTTCTATCCAATCATATACTTCTTGAATATCTAACTCTGCTGCTGCACAGTAAATGACTAGCTTTAGTCCTTCTTCTTGTATAAGCTTGGCACAATTAGCATTAAGATGAAACTGGTAAGTTGCGCTACCATCCTCGTGTTCTTCCACTCTTTCTACTCCAATCATTCCTTTATCATCCATGTCTTAGTGCGCTCCATGATACAGGGAACAGACGTTCCATCTCCTCGTCGATAGCATCAGCTACAATTCGTGACTCTCGTTGCGTGTCGTCAGTGCAGCGTAGGTTACACATGTCAACGAATGCGTCAAGACTACCTGACCAGTACCACTCAGTCATCATAGACTGTGGTAAATGCATACGTGCTTGTTCAGGTGATACACCTTCGTCTAGTTGTTGATTGTAAAGCATTAGAGCTTTTGTATTGTAGTAGAACACATTCGCATTACTCTTTACTTCACCTTCGCTACCCTGCTTCTTGTCAGCACTACGTCCACGCCATACATCAGGTACGTAGAACTCTGGTTCACTGTCAACATACCGACGACTGATCTCGTTCCAACGTAGGAACTTATGCTTGACTAGCTGACGTGCTACAAACACAGGTGCTTTCACGTGGAAGGATGCGAAGCAATGTCCGAATGGACTGATGTGTTTGTGCTTTGCGAGGTACTTGATCAGCTTATCATCCTTGAACTGTAGTACCTTCGGCTCACCCATGTGTACCCTAGGCATGTAGTCTGACTTCTTACCGAAGCTAACACGTGCAGCGTTGACTACAGTTAAGTCATCACCCATGTGATTGATATAGGTTACCTCAATCATCATCTTTCCTTACATAATTTTCTATGAAGTGGTTGACACTCTTACTTTGATACCATTTATTTTTATTAAGAACTCTCCACTTACCAGTAAGCAATGCATAGATAAACTTATCTTCTACTAACACAGTCCCTGACCCATGATGTTTCCAATTAACGCCACTCAGTATAAGCTCTCTTTCCTGCCGCAATCTTTTTAACTCATTCCACGGCCCTTTTCCATATTGATCTTTATCATAAACCCTTATCTCAGCAATCCTCACTTCTTCACTTTGTTTCTCTATCTCTTTGTCTATCCTTTCTAACTCAATCATTTTACATCCACCTCTAGACATACAACTGCTTCGCCTTTGTGTGTGACTAACACCTGTGCTTCATCCAATGCTTGTATGCATTCATCTTTCTTCGGGAAAGATTTAATCTGATAGTACTCTACACCCTGACTGTTGGTTATCTGAAACCAAACCAATACCCATATCATTGCTTACCACCTTTGAATCTGTGCTTGAAGAACACGATAGTATTCAAGCCAGTGTTAATTGTTACCATCAACAGTATCCACCACTGCCACCATACTAA